CAGAAAGAGGTCGCCGAAGCCATGAGCGCTGTTGCCGCGGCCCGTCGCGCTCTGGAGGCACGCGGCTACGAGCTGGGCGTGCAGGTGGCGGCCAGCCCGGAGGGCAAACTTGCCGCCGAGGCCCGCCTGGCTGACCTGAAGCTCCGGCAGGAGAAGGAGGTGATCGCTGAGCGCAGGGGGATTCTCCAGACCGAACGAGAGCTGCAGCAGCGACAGATGATGATCCAGGAGAAGCAGATCAAAATCCAGCAGGAACAGCTGAAAATCCAGCTGGCTGAGGCGCGAGCCGATCAAGTCCGAGTTGCCGAAGCCACAAAGGGCTTGCTGCGTGTCAGGGGCAACACCGCAGCCCGCAGCCCGGAATGGCAGACAATCACAGGGCAGCTGAACGTCCTGGCTGCCGAGGGCACCAGGAACGTGGCCCGCATCAGCGGCGCACGGGAAGCCCTGCGCCTGGCCTTTGAGGCCGAGGGGCAGCAGGGCTCCATCAACAGCCTTGAGGCGCAACGTCTTGGGCTTCAGGAGCAGCAGCTCACCATCCAGGGCCAGCAGGCTCAGTACACCCGAGAGCAGCAGGCCCTGCTGGCGCAGATCAGCGCGCAGGAGCAGAAGATCACCAACACCCTCACCAACGCCACCACCGAGCAGAACCGCAAGAAGACGGCACTGGAAGACCAGAGAGAAGAGATCAACCAGCAGAACACGCTCCTCGAGCGGCAGAGCCGCCTGGAGAAGGCCCAGGCTGATCTGGCGACGACGCGCGCCAAGGCGGAGGTGCAGGCCGCCCAGCGCCTGGCCGAGATCCAGGAGCTGCAGGACCGTGCCCGCAGCGGTGGCGGCACCGCTTCGGTGATCGAGGCCCAGATCGCCGCGGCCGCGGCCGGCGTGAGCGGGATGGAGACGGCGGCGCAGGTGCAGGAACGGCTGTACCAAGCCAAGGAGCAGCAGATGAACCGCGAACAAGCGCTGCAGCAACGGCAGCTGGAGGTGCAGCAGAAGCGAGAGCAGAGCGAGGTGCGGATCCAGCAGCTGCAGATGCAGCGTCAGCAGGTGGACATTGCCCTGCAGCGGGCGCAGTTGTCGGCAGAGATTGCCCGGTTGACCCAGCAGCAGCGCCGGGATGCAATCGCCCCTCAGCTGGCCGGGGCTAGCAGCGTGCCGTCACTGGGAGGGGTTGCACGGCTCCCGGGCTCCATCAGTGGTCGGCTGGATGCGTCTGGCCAGAATGGCGCAGACATGCCTGTAGGGTCAAACAATGAGATGCGCAGTTATCACAATGGTGTTGTGACTGAAATAAGCAAAGCAGGCAATAATGGGAACTACACTGTCATCGAGTTTGTTGACGACTTGGGCAACAAGCTGGAGGCTACCTATAGTCACATGGCCGCGATCGTGAAGGTCGGTCAGCAAGTGATTGGCGGGCAGGTGCTGGGTCGTTTCGATGGATCAGGCCGCACGTTTGGCGCTCATAACAGTGTTGACATCAACAGCCCTGGAACGAATGGGGCTCTGCAGCGCAATGCAGAAACGGCAGCCGCCCGCCGCAGCGCTGACCTTCTCGTTACGGGGAGGGTGCAGGGCCAGGCCGGTAGTTCCAGTGGCGGCGCCCCAGCCGCCTCGGTGTTGCCGCCACCGAACACAAACCCGAAATTGCTGCGGATCATGCAGGCGGCGCGCGGCGCCGGCTTCCAGGGAGAAGACCTGATTCGGATGACAGCCGTGGCGATGGCCGAGAGCTCCGGCAACGTTCAGGCCTTCAACAACAACGCTCGCACAGGAGACCTGAGCTACGGCGCTTTCCAAGTGAACATGCGGGATGACCTGGGGCCTGCTCGCCGGCGCCAGTACGGCCTGAACAACAACGAAGCCCTCTTTGATCTCGGCACCAACGCGCGGGTGGCAAAGCAGATCTTCGATAGCCAGGGCATCAACGCATGGGGAGCGTTCCGCGATGGATCGTTCCAGCGGTGGATGGGGCAGGCCCGAGCCGTGGCCCCGTCCGTGATGGGATCGGTGGGGAGCACCGTTGCCGCCGCTGGCGGGGCTGTGGCGCCGAGCACCGCCCTTCAGGCTCAGGAGCTGCAGCAGAACCTGAAAAGCCTGAACACGCAGGACACGCGGTTGAGTACGGCGATCGAAGATCTGACCCAGTGGCTGCAGAAACTGGGCAACGCCCAGGCGCTGGAGAAGGAGAACCTCAACGAGCAGCAGCTGGCCGAGCGGGCCCAGTTCGAGTACGAGCGGGTGAAGGCCCAGCTCACTGCCGAGGTGATGAAGACCCCTCAGGGCCGCCTGTCGATCGCCACCGGCGATGTGGTGAGCGGCAGCATCAGCAGCTCCCTCGCCGGTTCGCTGCAGGCCCTGCTCAACGGTGGTGACGTGAAGCAGGCCGTGAGCAGCGCCATGGCGCAGGCGGGGCAGTCGCTGATGCAGGCCACCCTTGATGCCCTGGTGCAGCCTCTCCTGGCCCAGCTTCAGGGCAGCATCGTGAAGACGCTCACCGGGATCGACATTCAGGGTGGTGCGCTGCAAGCGGCAGCAGGATCTCTGCAGGGTGCCGCCGGTGCGATCACGCTTGCGGCGCAGTCCTTGACGGCCGCGGCCGGCGTCGGCGGAGCGGCAGGCTTTGGAGGAGCGGCAGGCTTTGGAGGAGCGGCAAGCGCTGGTGGTGATCTGTTCGGTTCGCTGGCCATGAAGATTCCCAGTCTGATCGGTGGCCTGGCGGGCATCGGCGACATTCCCAACTTCGCCGGCGCCTTCAGCGGGGCCGGCAGCCTCCTGGATTTTGGCGCTGCCGCCAACATGCCCTCCCTGGTCAGCACTGCCGCGGCCTTCACGCCTGGCCGCGCTGGCGGCGGCGAGATCCAGTACGGCCTCGACTACCTGGTGGGCGAGCGCAACGCCGAGATCGTGCGCTTCAACCAGGCCGGCGGCAAGGTGTTCTCCAACAGGGCCCTCACCAAGGCTCTGGGCGTGCCCTTCCAGCGGGCCCCAGGCGGTGGTGCTGCCGTGGCCGATGGTGGCGGCGGTGACAGCCTCGGCGTGCCGTTCAAGGCGGCCGGCTTTGCTGGTGGGATCCCCTTCCTCAAGGCTGGCCCCGGTGGCGCCCCCGGCAGCACCGGCAGCCCCGGCGGATCGGCGGCCGCCATGCCCCGCTCCGCCTCGGTGCGGCTCAACCTGCAGACCCAGGTGATCAACAGCGTGGAGTACGCCACCGTTGATCAGGTGCGGGAGGCCTCGGCGGCGGCTGCCCAGGCCGGCCGGGATTCGGCCTACGACGGCATGCGCAACAACCCCTCCATTCAGCGCTCGCTGGGGATGCGCTGATGATCGCCATCTGCGCCTACATCAGCTTCCAGGCCGCTGGTGTGCCGGTGCCTGGCTATGCCTGGCAGAACCTGTTCACCGGCCAGACCCGCAGCTATGACGGCCGCTCCCACGTGTTCCAGGCCTTTCGGATTTCGGACTCGGCCGGTGCTCGCGGCGGTGACCGCTCCCAGGGCCGGCTGGTACTGAACCGCAACCAGCTGGCCCTGAATGTGTTGGCCGAAGCCCGTGCCAACCAGTGGAAGATCCGCGCCGATGTCGTCCTCTGCGATGTTGCCGCCAGCAGTGATGTGCGCCTGCTGTCGCGGCACCTATGGCGGCTGGGCCCGATCGAGCGGCGGGAGATCATCACCGTCACCCTCACGTCTCCCCTGGATGCGCTCCGCGGCGATGCACCGCGCCGAAGGCTGACCGAGGCGCTGGTGGGGCAGGTGCCCGACACCGGCCAGATCTTTCTCACCTGATGGCCATGCCGCACGCCAGCCAGAGCGCACCCTGGATCCGCTATCTGGGGCTGCCCTACCGGTGGGGGGGGGATCCGGATCGCCATGGCGGCACCGACTGCCTGCGCCTCACCGTCGCCGTGCTGAATCTTTACGACGCGCCCCGGCCGGCGCTGATCAAGCGCGAGTGGTACGAGGCCGCCGGCCGGGGCCGCTGGAAGCCGCTGCTCGAGGAGCTTGCCGCCGGCAGCAGCACAGTGTCCGGAGCCATGCCGCTGGATGTGGCCCTGCTCGCCGGCGGTGGACCGATCGCCCTGGGGGTGTGCGTGGCTGGAGGGATCCTCACCACCTGCCAAGGGCAGGGCGTGCACTGGCGGCCGCTGGCGGCCTGCCGCGTGCGCCGCTGGTTTCGCTTCTTGCCGTCAGCCGTCACCGTTTCCGGGCCCATCTTGATCCTGTGACGCGACACCCCCGCCCCCTGCCAGGTGATGCCTACCTGGCGCAGCTGCTCGGCTGGAGCGAAGACCAGCTGCTGCACTACCAGCTCGAACGGCAGCAGGCCGCGGCATTCGAGCTGACGCGGAATCCACCGATCGCCACCTGCGATCCCGGCACCCTGGCTGCGGTCTCGCTGGCCGTCAGCATCCTGTCGGCCGGCTACACCATTGTTTCCGCCCTGCTGGCGCCCAAGGGGCGGCCTGGCCGGGTCATCAGCAGCCAGCAACAGGGCGAAACCATCATTGATGGCGCCCGCTACGCCCCCCGGCCTGGCTTCGATTCGCTGCAGGAGGTGGCAAGGCTTGGCAGCCTGATTCCGATCACCTTTGCCAGGCGGGAGTACCTGCCGGCCCGAAACGGAAGGCCCGAGGGTTGGTACGGCGGCTGCCGCGTCGATCTTGGCCTTGTCTGGTCTCGGCTCACCAGCCTGGGTGGTTCGCAGTTGTTCAGCGGCGTGTACGTGCTCGGCGAAGGGCCGATGGCGGAGATTGATCCGGCCGGTTTTGCGCTGGGCAACAACCTTTTGCTCTCCTACGACCTGGGCAGCGCTGAAGCCAATGAGGCCGCGGCTCGCGTCACCCTCTACGCCCGCCTGAACGGGGGACGAATTCGATCCAGCGACCGCATCGCCGGTCGCCTGGCGGCCAACGACATCGGCAATCTGGAAAACGCTGGTGCCGCTGATGTGTTTCAGGTGCGCAGCACCGGCGGCGTCATCCGTCCCGACGCCTGTGCAGCCTCCCGGCCCAGCAACTCCACGACCTGTGGCCTCTACGCCACCATGGGCAATGGCCTGGGGTTGCGGATCAATCCACAGCTGCGCCCCACCAGGCAGTTCGCCACAAAGCCCCAGGGCAACAGTGGTGATCAGAAGATCGATCCGACAGACGATCCGGTGGCTCTTGGCGCCGTGTGGAAAGGCCGCCTGATGTGGTCGGGTCGTTGTGGCGTCGTGGCGACATCAAGTGGCAGCTCACCGGGGGACATCACTCTCAGCGCTGGCGACACGTTTGATTATCTGCTCTCTAACACCACGGATGCCAACACCAAGCTACGGTTTGATGAAAACAACACTGACATTGGCAGTGGCGATGCCTTTCACGTCGAAACTGGCACCGATGTAGCCGCAACAATCAGTGGTCGTCAACGATCGATTGATGATGGTTTGGTGCCGGGCGAAATCTATAAATGTGGTAGTTGTTTGGCAGTATTGCAGCAACGCATCCCTGCGGACGATACGTTCTCGTCTGATGGCGACAATCAACCGGTCGGCAATGGACAGTCGATCACAGCACGCTTTCGCGTCATAAAAGATGGTGTTGTCACTGTCTCATCAGGAGCAGAGATCAATCCATCCACGACAGGAACAACGGCCTATCCCGCCCGAGTGGATGTGTCCAATAACTGGGACTGGACTTCACCTCACCTTGACCCTGGGCCCCGCTATCCCAGCGGCACCAGCAGGGGGCATCTCCATCGCTGCGCCGTGGCTGATTTCACGCTGAACAAGCCGGCCAGGGTGATCGAGATCGGTCTGCGCAGCACGGTGGGCATTCGAGGCAGCGGGTTTGCCAACCTCAGGCAGGCGCCAACGCTGACCGAGATCAACCGCCTGGCCGGCGGTGAACGAGAAGGGCAAACGCTTAGGGCAGGCAGAAAGATCGGTATCGCTGTTTATCAGGGTGGCGCAAGAAGTTTTGTGGAAGAGCGCTATTCCTTTATCCGTATCAGCTACCGTCCCGAAGGTTCCGCCACATTTGTGGAGCTGCCCTCCATCTACGGCGTGCGCGGGCTGACCCAGCAGGCGCAGTACAACAGCCTGCAGCTGGAGCTTCCTGCTGGCAGCCGTTGCGCACAGGTACGGCTGGAGCCGCTCAGTGGCTGGGAGATCCGCTCGGGCGCCGCTGGTGGTCAGCTGGTGGTGCTTGATAGCCGCACGGCCACCCTGCAGACCGTGGTGGATGGAGGCTGCACCGTTCGCTATGCCGGCGAGGCCCCCTTCACCAGATCGGCCGATCGCTTTGCTCTGAAGTCGATCGAGCCTGAACAGAATCTGGGCCTTGGCTGGACCGATGGCACGGCAATGACCGACCCGTGGGGGAAGGTGGCGGAAGCATTTGTCTACGAGGAGATCCAGAGCACGGCCAGCCAACGGCCTGAGCACGAAATCGCCTACATCAACATCATCCAGACCAACGCCACCACACCCACCTACGACGGCATTGCCGCTGTGGGCATGAACATCCGCTCAGCCCTGGAGCTTCAGAGCGTCAACCAGCTGTCAGCGCAGGTGATTGGCGGCCACATTTGTTCCCGCTACATCGAGGCCAACGAAGGGCCGACCCATCTGCTGCCAGACATCTTCACCCGGTTGGCGCTGAGCCCTGTTTTTGGCGCCGGGCAGGACGTGAGCGCTGAGCAGATCAATGCCGCCAGTTTCCTGGCGGCGGCGCAATGGTGCTTCTCCCGCAGGTATTTCTTTGATGGCACCCTGTCGCAGCCGGAAAACCTGCGGCAGTGGGCGGCCGATCAGGCGGGGCTGCACTTGCTCGCCTTCTACGAGCTCAATGGCCAGTTCTATTTCAAGCCGGCCCTGTCGTTCGATCCGGTGCCGATCGTCGATCTGTTCACCGCGGCCAACATCAAGAAGGGAACCTTCCAGAGCACCACCAGCGACGACGACCAGCGGCGGCCGATCCAGGTGAGCGGGCTCTATCGGGAGGAGCGCAGCAACAACGACCTCCTCTCTCCCGGTGTGTTCTCGACCGTGCGGGAGATCACGATCCGCGAGGCCTCGGCCAGCGACAGCGATCCGGTGGAGCAGCTGGATATGGCGAAGAGCTGCACCAACCGCTGGCACCTGATCGATGCGGCCAAGTACCTGATCCGCTGGCGACGGCTGGTGGGCGATCCGATTTCCTTCGAGACCACCTATGCCGGCATGCTGCGGCCGATCGCGCCGGAGGACCACATCGCCGTGGCCTACGACGAGACGCTGGAGGACCTTTACAGCAACGGTGCCGTGCTGCCCGATGGCACCCTGGTGGCCTCCGAACCGCTGGAGGATGGCAATTACGAGGTGCTGGCCTGGGATGGCACCACCCCACCGGGGCCCACCCTCCAGACCCTGACGGTCAGCGGTGGCGGCACCGTGGGGAACCTGCTGGGCAGCGCCTGGACCCGCACCGCCCCCCCCCAGGTGCGCACCTACCGGGTGATGCGCGTCACCCCCACCGATGACGGCCGGCAGAAGATCGAGGCGGTGCTGATGCCCACCGATGAGGATGGCCGCATGCTGCTTTCCCTAGCCTGGGATGAGCCAAGCGCCTGGGTGATCCGCGGCTGATGGGCATCGCATTCCCTGCCATCGAGCCGACCGCTTACGCGTTCACCATGCCGCGCCATCCGGTGACCAGCGCGATGTCGGAGAGCGGCATCGAAGACCACCGGCTGTGGGGCACGGTGGCGGTGCGGGCCCTGCTTGATCTGGAGTTCGGCAACATCCGCACCGACCGCGCTACGGCGATCCTCGCCACCTTCCACCAGAGCTATTCGGGGCTGCTGGAGCTTGATCTGCCTGAGATCCTGTTTGCGGGGGTAAGTGCGGCGGATCGGGTGTTCATTGAGTCGGTCACCACTGGCGCGGGTCTCCGGTGGTTCTGGCCTATCGGCCAGGACGCCCCAACCCCGCGCACCTCGCTCACCTTCCGGCAGCGCTGCAGCTTGCCGGTGCAGCTGCAGGCCCGGCTGCAGAACAGCCCGTAGGCCCCCGCTGGCCTGCGGGTGGGTCCTGCCTAGCCTCCAGACAGGGCACAGCTGTGATCGATGGGCGTTCGCAATACCACTCAGAGCGACGTCTACTGGAACGGTTCCCTGGTGGGCAAGATCACGGAGGTGGCTGTTTCGGTGTCCCGCGACAAGCTGCCCACCACCGGCATCGGCCAGGTGGCCGCCACCGGGGCCAAAGGTTTGCGCGAATCGCAGATCAGCTGCACCCTGCTCTACGACCCGGACAATGCCGCAGCGGTGGCGATGGCCAACTCAATCTGGGACGACTCTGAAGCGATCGACAACCTGCGCATCGTCACCCGCCGCGGCTCCACCCGGGGCGATTTCACCATGGAAGTGCTCACAGCCTCCCTGGGCACGCCGATTCGGGTACGCGAATTGATCTCCTGCTCGCTCAGTCTTGAGGTGAACGGCGACATGAGCGGGCGCTTCTGATCCATGGCGATCGACGGCGAGATCGGCACCCTCACCCTCAGCCGCAGCTGGCCGCCGGCGGTGGTGCTCACCGATGAGCTGCTCGATGCGCCTGGCCTGGTAGTGCGCCTGCGGGTGGAGGAGCCCGAATTTCTCAGCGGCGATCAGGTGCTGCTAACCGCACCCATGGGCCTACCGATCGATGTGCTGGGCACGGGCTTCGCCAACTGCCCGGATGGCCACAGCTTTTGGGGGGATGCCGACTCCAGCGGCCCGGCTTCCCTGCACCGGGTCGGCACCGATCCGCCGTTCTGGGGGCCCGACGACAACGCCACCTTCTGGGAGCATCCGGGCACCACGGGCTTCGCTCAGCAGGCCACGGTTTTCATCCACCGCGATGCCCTGGAGCGGGCAACCTTCTACAGCCTCGAGGTGTCGGCCGTAAACGGCGGCGAGCTCAGCCGGATGCCGCTGCGCCTGGTGGGCTTCGATCGGCTGATTCTCAGTGTGGCCAGCAGCCGCAGCGGATACGCTCAGGCCCTGCTCGCCCTGGCCCAGGCCATGCCGCGCCCCGAGCAACCCGAAAGCCTGCTGGCCGATCTGGTCCCGACCCTGCCGGCGGTGATCAAGGAGGCCGGCACCGATGCGGACGAGCGGGGCTGGAAGCGGCAGGCGGATCTGGCCGGCTGGGAGATCGAAACCGATGCCGGCATGCTTGATCACGCCGCAATCGGCGAGGCCTTCGGCAGTGTGATCGCCAGCCAGGCCTCAGGTGCCGGCGCCTTCAACGGACAGATCAGCAACACCTACCACCCGGGAGTTAGCTCCAGCGCGGCCATGCTGCGGCTGCAGCAGCTCACCCGCCATGGCAGCACCGCCACCATTCGCCTCTTGGTGGCCGATGGCCCGCGGGGCCACTCCAACGGCCATGAGTACATCCGAGAGGCTTGCCTTTTCTACGAGCTCGACATCGCCCTCACCAAAACCCGCCTGTCCGCTCAAGCTGGCGACAGCATGACGATCAGCGGCCAGTTTGCAACCGTCGGCGACGTGCGCTTTATCATTGCTGACCGGACA